TACCATCAACAAAAGATGACGCATTTCAAACCGTGGAAAGTAGTTTAGAATTATTCTTTAATGATGTTATAAATGCTGAATTTACTAATGAACCAATTAAACAACAGGAAATCAGACAAACATTAGGAAATTTTAGAACATATGGTTTAAATATAAGTAAGTCAAGTTTAACTAGATATAGTAAAATATTGGAAGATACTATTGGTTCGTATTTGACACGAATGGATAGCAATAGTAATTACTTTATTGAAACTTATAATAATTTAACACAGGCGACTAAAAAAGGAGCAGCATCTCATATACAAATTTATGTTAAGAATTTATCACAATTAGCCAATCAAGAATTACTTTACAAACTATTTCTTATTATTCAATCATTGTTAAATTCGTATGGTAATAATGAGAAATCACGTACAGATGTTTTTAAAATACAATATATGGACATTATTAAAGCGAATCCTAGAGATATTATGCCGTCTAAATATATAGATATTGTTGAAGAAGCACAATCAGGATTGAAGGATTTGAAAGATGCATTTCCAAATATATACAAAGAAATGGATAAACAAATTAAAAAACTACAAGAAGCAACTGATAATAGACAAGAAAACATTGATAAGATACGAGTTAGAAAGGCTGAAAAAGAACTTGAAGATGCTAAATTAAAAAACATTGAAAATTTAAATGAAGATGATTTTAATGTTGATTTTATAGACGATAAAGCGGGTGAAGAAGAATTTAAAGAAGAGGAAGATATACAACCAGGTGGAGAAGCAGCAGATCAAGATGATTTATTTGATGAAAATGATGTTCTATTTTCTGAGTTTAAAAACGAAATTGAAAAAAAACCAAGTAGACCATCACCACCATCCAGTAGAACTAGAAGCAGAACAACACCAACACGACAACCACAACCCAGACAAAAACCAAGTAGAGCACAAACACCATCACCCAAAAGAGGAAAAATAAAAGGCGGTAGATCAATAAAATTTGTTGATAAAATGTTATCATCATGGGGGTTATAATATGTTATAAGTAATGTTTTCAATTATTTAGAAAACATTGAATAAATACACTAGTTTTAATATATGTTTTCAACTTTTATTAAAAACTTTAAGAAAAAAAAATAATCTAAACCTTGATAATGCCAACTTTACATTTAATGAGTTTAAAAGAAGCTGAAAAACTAACTAAGTCTTATCCAATTGCTTTAATCAAAGGGGACGAAAGAAATAAATTATTTAACCATTTTCTTATTGTAGATCCTGATGGTAAAGAAAAAAACAAACAACGAATTGAATTACCTCACGATTTAGTTTTTCAATTACTTCCACCTGATAATCCGAAAAAAAGAAGCATTTGGTACATAGCTGGAGCAGCAGGCTCAGGAAAATCATACCAAGCTAAAATTGTTATAAATAATTATCATAAACTATTTCCAAAAAACCCGGTTTATTTAATTTCTAAATTAACAAGTGATGAAACATTGGATGAATTAAAATTTATTCAAAGAATTGATATAACTCAGTTTTCAGAAGAAGGTTTTGATATTAATGAACAAGAACCATCATTAATAATTTTTGATGACTTTGAAACGTTAGAAAAAAAAGAATTAGATGTTGTTTTAAAAGCTATTGATGATATAGCTATTATGGGGCGGCATCACCAAGTTAGTATGATTTACATAAGCCACCACCTCACAAATTACAAGCAGACACGATTAATTTTAAATGAAAGTCATAATATTGTTATTTTTCCACAATCATCGAGTAATTATCAATTACGTTATTTATTACAAAATTATGGAAATATGGATAAAGAAAGTGTAAAACCATTAAATAAATTAGGAAGATGGTGTTGTATTCATACACAATATCCTAATTATGTTATTTCACAAAATTCAGCTTATTTATTACATCAAGACGATTAAATATTATTATCTCAATTATAATATATATTATGGATGATGAAATTTTAAAGCATCTAAAAGCATATTCATTATCTGATTTAGATATTCAAGCAGTTTTAAATCCAGATACAGAAATAAAAACTTATGATAAACTTTATAATATTACTCATATTGATGAATTATTTGATAATTTAGGTAGATGTATTATATTATATTTAACTGAAAATAAAAATACAGGTCATTGGGTTGGAGTTATTAAAAAAGGTAATCAAATAGAGTTTTTCGACCCATATGGTTATTTTCCTGATACTCAAAATGTTAATTTAAACGTTCCAGCTCACGTTAATAAAGAATTTGGTCAGGATTATCCCCGTTTTTTAGAATTAGTAGCTGATGCGGGTTATTCATTAGTTTTTAATAATAAACCTTTACAAAAAGAAAATTATGATATTGCTACATGCGGGCGTCATACTGCTTCACGATTATTATTTTATAAATTAAGTTTAGACGAATATTATAAATTAATGAAAGAATTAAAGGATATTAAAAAGATTAAAACAGTTGATGATGTTGTTACAAAATTTACCCACGAATTAATAAATAAATAAATAGAATTCATTTATAAATAATTATCTAAGTTTAATTATATATGAGTAGATTTATAAAAAATTCTAATTCAAACGACACCGATAATATTTATTACAATGTTGATATTATTAATGGTAGAACTACATCAACAGGTTCAGAAAATGATCCAATAGCATCATTTTTTGAAGCCAGGGATACGCCAATTATTTCAGATATTTCACAATATAAAATGGCGGTAATTAGATTTACGATGGATGGAATGAGAGACCTCCCCTTATTCATTCCTAAAATTGAAAATAATCAACCTAATCCAAATAAAACAGTTTATAAAATCACTATGGTATCACAAAATGTAAGTGAATCAATGTCTGTTATATTTGCTCCCGAATTACAAGATACTATTTTATTAACAGCTCAAGAAAACCAAACTATTGAAAACGAATATTATTGGGTTCATACTTATGCCCATTTTGTTAAGTTAATCAATAAAACTTTTTCAGATTTAAGAAATTTAATCAATAATCAAGTGTCGACTAGTATTGTTCAACCCATAATTATTTATAATCCATCTAATAAAAAATTTGATTTATATCATCCAAAAGCGAATGTTAAAATATATTTTGATTCAAACTTATATAATTTGATAAGTCATTATCCCGGTAAAAAATCAATCAATGATGATTTACTATATTACGAAATTGATCCAATAAATGTATTTGGTTTAAATGGTTTTCCTACAGATAATCCATTAGAAGATTATATAAAAGTAGAACAAGAAAAATACAGTGTTGGAACGTTTTGGTCGCCTATTTCTTCAATAGTATTTACTACAAATATGCCAATTATTAGTGAAGGAGTCGCACCGCCTTTAGTTTATGGTCAAAATAATATCAATAAATCAGTCGGTTCTAATACAAACTTTGAAAACATAATAACTGATATTGCTTTATCAACTGATGACGCTTATGATTATAAACAATTTGTTAGTTATGTCCCTAACGAATACCGTTTTATTAATCTTGAAAATAGTCAAACTCCATTAAATTCTCTAAGCATAAAAGTATTTTGGAAATCACGTTTAACAGGTCAATTAATTCCATTAAAAATGTCTAATTTATCTAATATATCTATGAAGTTTTTATTCAGTAAAAAATGATTTTTATCTAAGAATATAAAAAATTTATTTTCTTAAGTAATATATATATACATGTCAGATTTTAATAAATCCGTGACAAAAGTACAAGTTATTGATTCAAGAGTTTCACAAAAAGAACCCGTTTTTAATGTTTTCAAAGGAGCAAGTCAAATTTTAAGTCAACCTACCTCAGCAAATTCAAGCTCAACCTCTAGTTTAAATTTTACCGTTCAAGTTCCATCTACTGATTCGTACATGGACCGAAGTATTGAATTAACAGCTGAATCAATTAGGAAAGTAGTTTTTACTTATACAGCCGGAGCAATTGTAGAAGGTGGCACACCCATCGCTGATTTTGGTAATAATTTATCTTTACCAGCTTTTCCATTACAACAGGAGATGGAAAACATTAACATAAACATTAACGGAACTAGTGTAAGTC